GTCTATTAACCAAACACCCTCATCATCAATTACATTCCCCCCCTCTTCGAGTTTATACTCTTCTAAAATAGGTTTACCACTAAAATCGACATCTATTGTTTGTCTAATCGCCAATATCTGACCGGGACCTGTCTCTAAGTTACATAAGCCACCTGCCTTATTTTTTGGTTTACAATTCGCCCTTAGGTATTGGTCTTTTACTGTTGATATTAAAGAACCCATAAATATTGATGTGGGTTTTATTTCAATCCCCTCATCTCTCAAGTCAAAATCAGAGCGGGTCAATCCTACATCACACAAATCATTCTCACCCCAAAACGGATAAACTTCAATTTCTTTAATAACATTCACTAATTGTGGTAAACTATTTAAGTCTTCACTTGCTTTAAACTGTTGACCGTTAAACTGAGTTTCAACTCCTCTACCCATCCTAATTAAATCTGCAGGTCTTAATGAAAACTGACCAATATTAGAAAGGTCTAAGTCCATTACTATTTTTTGCTGACCTAAAGGAACACCAAAAATCATAAAATCTCCCGATTCATTAGTTTTTACAGTGTATTTGTAATACTTCTCATAGACCTGTAAAACTTCACTTCTTGTTAAAACATCATCTCTAGATGGGAATGTCCCTGTCGGCGTGTGTCCCCCATATTCTTGTTCGTAAGGTAATAAGTTGTATCTATATCCATCTTCATTCTTATCTATTACTTTTTTATAAGGGTAAAGTGTAGAGATTATCGGGTCATTAGCATCTTCGTTGTCTAATGGGACAAATATTGAAATGTTGACGTTTGGGACCCCAAATCCTCCATTAACTACTACCCTACCCGCGACAACACCGTAATCCGCGCAAAACCTGTCATATAGGTCTTCCTGTCTAAACTTTAAAGATAAGACTTCTAAGAAATCGAAGTCTTGGTCAATGTTAAGTCTAACTTCTTTGTCGACCCCTACTTCTGTTCTAAATCTATATGATTTTGGCATAAAATACTTTTAAGATAAATAGTTATTCATCTTAATTTTAATTTTAAAAAACTAAAAGTATATGGATGTGTTATGAGAACTCTACGTTCTTAAGTTGTTTGATTCTGACTTTAATGTCTTTTTCAGGAAACCTTATCTGATATATCTGATTAGGTTGTGCGAAAATAGTGTCATCTATTAACTCAATTTGTTTAGTATCTTTACTAAGATATCTTTGCGAGGTTTCAGATGATGAGTACTGCCCACCTGTTTTATTAAACACTTTTAAATCAGCCAATGTACTAACTCCGGGAATATCTTGTATAATTCTTCTAATGTCGGATATGTTAACATTTTTACCTAACAAATTAGTCATCGGAGATAAATAAGAATCAACACTATTAACGATATTAGTCACAACCTGTCCTTGGTTTTCTGTTGATGTCATAGCGACACTAAACTCAAATTCTAAGTCAATAACATTAGCACTTCGTATTGATATGTAATCATTTATCATACGATAGTTAGAAAGATAGTTCGCTATATTATCTTTTAATGTATTAGATACATTATTAGTTAGTTTCCTGTTTGAGTCGTAAGACAATATTTCGATTTTTATTTTATTGTCCTCCTCAACTATAGCGGCTTTTGCCGGTGCTCCAAATCTACTAGGCATAGTTCTTATTAAAGAGTTATAATCATTTACTGTTACCGCTCTTTTTTGTGCAGAAAAGTTATAGGTAACCATGTTTCTAACCTCTTCTGTTGTCGGTAAATCTCCACCACCAATAGCCGCGGTTACGTTATTACATCTTAAACTTTGAATTACGTTTTGGTTAATGTTCTGTGACGGTCCGTTTACCGCGAAATTTATATTACCTATCTGGTTAATTGTATTGACTCCTATGTTTGAGGTAGTTCCTCCTCCGACTCTATACTTAACAAATAATGTCGTATTTGCCTTAACTGTTTTACCAAGTGCAATATTATTTTGATAGTCCTGTAATCTTAGTGGTATACCTGTCCTTGCAAACTCGGCAAGTTGGTCGTCAGCCGTTACCGTAGCACTACCAAACTGAACTCTACAATATCCTTCGGGTGTGTATTCAGATATAAACCTATTTTCAGTCTCTATATATTTTCCTACTTTTATACCTGGATTGTCTGACGCCTTACTTGGGTCTTCAACAAAAATCGTATTTTCCGCCAACGCGTCAACCTCATACCATTTATCTGGTGAAGTTATAAAATCATCATATGTCGGTGGACTTGAATAAGATATTCCGTCTTTTTGAATTAAAGACGTTATACTTATTACATTTTTTTCGGGTAAAAAGAATTCGTAAAATGGTTTTACATCGTTACTGTTAATCACTTTTTTGAAAACTTTCGTAGTTCCATTAACCACTACTTCTCTTTTTGTAATTGTATAATTTACTATTCTATTATTAGAATCAAAGTTCGGTATTTTAGTTCTGTTTGGAAATCCTTTACTATTATATTGAGTACTAAAATCAATGTCGTCTTGATTTTCGAATATCTGCCCAGCACCTATGAACTGAGAACCCGACCTTATAATACCTAAATATCTACTATCTTCTTGGTCTCCAAAGGCTGGTACGGTTATAGAAACATCAACTAAAGCGATTGACGGTCGGTTTCCAGGTATCTTTAGTCCGTATGTTCTCGCTATATTATATATAGATGATTTTTGTTGAGCATACTGTAAAACAGTTTCTTGAACACTTCTGTCGATGTGATAATGTAAATTATCACCAATCGCAGCGTTTAAATCTAAAAATACAGAATAAACTGACGCGTCATTAAAATTATCAATTAATTCAGGATAATACTGACGTGTAAAATTAATAAGGTCTTGTCTTAAACCTTCAAAGTCTCTATCTGTATATGAAATTTTACGATTAGCCATTTACCTTAAATATTAATAATAATGAAATCTCTCGTATCAAATGTACTATCTTTAATTGAATAGTCTATCTTAACTTTGGCTGTGTACTCTTCGACACCCTCACCAGCGGTTCTAAATATATCAAACATTTCATACGTAGCATTTTGGTCTTCTATATTTAATTCACCCACCGGGCTTTTATCATCCTCACTATATGGTTCAATTGTGATATCATTTATCTGTAAGTTAGGTATGTATTTATCACACGCGACTTGTATATCTGACTTTATTGCGTCAAATGTAGGTCCGTCCATAGGTTCAAAGATAAACTCGTATATTCTTGTCCCAAAATCAGGCAAATAGTATCTACTACCTTTCCTAGTTAATATTAAATGAAGTAAATCCGCCCTTACTTCTTCGGGCACATTTTCAGTTAAGTCTAAGTAAGTACCATCGGTACTATCCCTAAAAGGAAAATTTACACCATAAGTTTTCTTTATTGCCATAACAATAAATATAACTTAGAATATTTTTATAAAAAAACCCGTGTTAAACACGGGTCTTTTTTTATCCTTCACACGCCACACATTGTAGGTCGTTTAAATTTAACTTCTTTCTTGCGAATGCCTGAGCCGAATTCATTGAGTGTTGGTAGTATAGTGTTTTAACTCCCAACTTCCATGAGTCAATTAATAACTTATTTACGTCTTTTGTCGGCATATCGGGTGACACCATTAAGTTTAGAGACTGTGATTGGTCGATATAATCTTGTCTAACCGCCGCTTGGTTAATTATTGATGCTTGGTTTATTTCCGCAAAAGTTCTAAAGACATCTTTTTGTTCATCACTTAAAAAATCTAAATGCTGTACCGAACCGTCCTTCTTTTTAATCGTATCCCACACTTCTTTAGTATCTTTTCCTAATTCAACTAATAGTTTTTTAAGTATCGGGTTCTTAATTGTAACTTTCATTTTAGCGACATCTTTTACATAACAGTTAGACCATATCGGTTCGATTGACTGAGATACTTGTCCTAAAATAAATGCAGATGATGTTGTTGGAGCAATCGCATTAAGTGTGACATTTCTACGTCCATATCCCTTAAGGTATTCAGGTTCTCCAAATTTTTCAGATAACTCAGATGATGCGTTGTATGATTTTTCTTTAATCGTTTTAAATACCTCTACATTCAATCTTGCACTTTCTTTAGTATCAAACCCTAATCCTTTTGATTGAAGTAGTGAGTGCCATCCCAAAACCCCTAAACCGAGAGCCCTTTGTCTCTTAGCGAAGGTGTAAGCCTTTTCAAGGTAGAAAAATGCTCGATTACCTTCGATAGAGCCGTCTGACTTTAAGTCCTCTATCTTAGTTAAAAACTCAGTAACAACCGCGTCTAAGAAGTATGTCATAACTTCAACTGCGTCGGTATCTTTCCATTCATCATAGTGCAATACATTCATAGAAGATAGTACACATACAAAAGATTCTTCTTCTGAATTATGAAGTGCAATTTCCGAACAAAGATTAGAATTATAAATCTTAGCCCCGTTGTCCCGATATACATCAGGTGAATTATTATTCATAGTATCACTAAACATAATATATGGATAACCAATCTCACCTCGTCTCTGTATTACTTTAGCCCAAATAGCTCTTTTCTTTTCATCTCCACCAATCATTTCTTTCATAAAGTCATCACTAACAGTGACTGCATGTGTTAAATCTTGAATCGGGAATCCTTCGGTTCCTATTTCAAGGAATTCCATAATGTCCGGATGTTCCACGGGTAAGTAAGGTGAGAAACGACCTCTTCGAGTTGCCCCTTGTGAAATATTATCAACGACACTTTCGAACAGGTTCATGAAATGTACTGCTCCAGGTGCGTGTCCATTATCTGTGATGTCTGCACCTCTTTCACGAATTTTACCAAAATAACCTGATGTGCCTCCACCCATCTTACTCATCTCACCGACTTCCGCCTGTGTGTATAAAATGGATTCAATATTGTCACCAATGTTAGACCCAAAACAACTAACAGGAAGTCCTCTCTTTTTTCCAAAATTAGCCCATACAGGTGATGATAACGAATACCATCCTTTACCCATATACTTATAAAATTTATCAGCAAATCCTTCAATTCCTAATATTTTTTCCGCATGGTCTGCGATTGTTCTAATTCTTTCTAAAGGTTCCTCCCCCTCACTTAAATACCCTCTACGTAAAAAGGTTATGGATTCTTCATTAATCCAATCAAAAGGTTCTCTATTTTTCATTTTTTATATCGTAATTAAATTAAAATAAGTCGTTAGATGTTATCGACTTTGATTTCTTACTATAATTAATACTTCTTTTATTGAAGAAATCAGTATGTTTTGTTGTTAATATCTCATCATCAAACCATTCAGTAGTTTCAAGTAGTGTCTCATTTACTATGAATATACTATCAATACCGATTGAATTTAATGATACGTTAAATCTATGTTTTATAAACTCCATAGTTTGTTTTTTCGTTAGAAAGTCTAAGTCTCCTTTTTCGAAAATCCAATTTACGATTTCAATTTCCGCGTCACACGCTTCCAAAGTTGCGTCAATTAAATCTTCAACTAACTCTTCAGTCCACCAATGTGGGTTCTCTTTCTTAATTAAGTTCACTAAGTCAAAACCAAAACTAGCGTGAATGTTCTCCTCCTTAGATGTTGCTTCGACAGCATTACTAATACCCTTCAACATATTCTTGTGTTTGTTAAATGACATTATAACTAAGAATTGAGAGAATAGTGATACGTTTTCAATGAACATAGAGAATAGTATGACTGACTCAAAATAATCTTTGTTCTCAACACTTTTTGAATTGGAGATAGACTTTTCAAGGTACTTAATTCTTCTTCTGATTGCGGGAACTTGCATTAGACTTTCAAACTCTTTATTTAAACCTAATAATTGTATTAGGTGTGAGTACGCATCTGCATGTCTTACCTCTGACTCAGCGAATGTAGCCCCAACATTACCAATTTCGGGTTTTGGCATTCTTTTATATATGTCTCCCCAAAATGTTTTAACCGCAATCTCAATCTGAGAAATTGCCAACATAGCCCTTTCAAGTGCAGTTTTTTCTTTATCGTCTAAATGTACTTTAAAGTCCTGTATATCCGAAGTAAAATTAAATTCGGTATGTACCCAATATGAATGCCTAATCGCGTCAACAAACTCATTTAACTCAGGGTAGTCATAAGGTTTTAGGTTAACTCTTTTAGAAAAAATATCTGGTCGGTTTTTTGCTCTATATACTATATATTCTTTCGCAACCTCGTTAAGACCGTTATCCATTAGTTTATTTTCAACCATATCATGAATATCATCAACATGTGGTATTCTTTCTTTATCATTTCTAAACAATGCCTTTGCAGTAATACGAGCAATTTTTTCGGCCATTTCATCGTCGACTTGGTCCGTACTCTTCATAGCTTTTAAAACTGCAATTTCAATTTTTTCAGTTTTAAAAACAACTTTATCTCCGCTTCTTTTTATTACATAGCGCATATCTTTCTCTATTTTATTCATTAGATTTTCCATCTTTTAAGACAATTAATTAAGATTTATTTTCTTTTTGTTTCCTTTTTTCAAGAAGTTCACGGATTCTTTCTTTGTTTTTCTCCTCCTTTTGTTCTTCAAGACCAAGGAACGTAACACTTTGTTCAGTATCAATTTCTAACATCTCATTATCAAACTTACAGTTTTCAAATACAATTCCGTCTTTACCAATACGTGACTTAGTAATCGCAATAGTCGCCAAATTCATTTCTTTTTGTTGTAATGATTTTGCCACTGAGATAATTACGTGACCTACTTGTGCCTTTTTAATTGAACCCCCCATTTGGTCTGTTGTGACAACCTCAGAAGAAATAGAGCTTCTATTACCCTGAGTGGCGGTCCATCCAACTAAGTTCAATTCGTGACACATAGACTCGAAACCTCTCATAACCGAACCTTCACTTTTCCATTCGTCCCCTAAGTTCTTATCTGGAACTACACAATCAATGTAATCTAAAACGACTAAATCAATTTTAGTCCCTTCAGCAGTCATCTTACGAATCTGATTTTTAATCTGATTCATTGTTAGTGTATCTGATGGTAGTTTTTTAAGAACTAACTTATTTGGAGCATTTTCTCTGATTTCTTGAACTTTACTTAGTACTTTGTCTTTATGCATTGACAATAAATCGGGTGCAATTTCAGTCCATAGAGTAAAATGTTTCCTTTGAATAATTTTAGGATTGTCTTCAAAGAAAATTTGAAGAACATTATATCCTAAGTTGAATGCGTGATTTGAAATCTTTGTGAGGAAAGTGGATTTACCAACTCCTGTTGGTGCCAGTATAACCCCTATTTCTCCTTTTGCCATCCCACCTTTAAGTAGGTTGTCGATACCTGGTATTCCCATAGGTATTGGGTGTCTGAAGTCTTCTTCGAGTACCTCTTCAAGGTTAGCAAAAACCTCAGCGGTACCCATGTCTACTTCCCCGACTTGTAAAGCTTCTCTCACCATTTCTTCCAAATGGTCATAAGATTCAAAATCACCTTTATCAATGATTTTTTGAGCCTTAGACATAACCTTCTGAAGTTCTTGTTGTTTACAAAACTTAAGAGCCTTTTCCTGAACGAAGGATTCTCCTCCCTCAGGGGCTTCTTTAACTTGTTCTAACATATCAAGAACCATCTTCTGAGCCATAGGAGATGAGACTTCTGACTTAATAAGTTGTTCAAGGGTATTATATGAAGGTGTATGTTCATACTTCTGATAATACTCCTTTAGGACTTGCATAATCAACTTAAAATACTGATTATCAAAGTATTTAGGTTCAATCACATCAACAATAGAAGTCGCAAAGTCCTTATAAAGAACGATGTTGTTTAATAACTGAATTTGAAATGTGTTTCCGAGATAACCGAAATTTTTTTCCTTCGACATGCTAATTGTGATTACTAATAATGTGTCTTAATAAATATATTCAAGAAAGGGTATATTCCATATAATTCTGTGTCAATTTGTCAGAAGAAAAAACTTCAGTCAAGGACTTCAGAATGGACTTTAAATGAGGTCTTACATCAACCGTGTACCTAATCTTTGGTGGATATCTCTTTCCGTCCCATCCTCGATGCATGATAACTTCGTCGTTATACTTAACATATATGTTAAATACCTCGTCATCATCGGTCATAGATGTTTCTAAAATTTTAGGGTCGGACATAATTTGATATTGATTCTCCAACATATACCAAACTGTTTTAGCTTTCAAATCACCGTGAATTCTCATATATATGTCATTAACTGATTCAGCTAATTCAATACTATTTTTAGCCTCTCCGTTAAATCCTTTGACATTGTAGTACCTCTGTACAATAATATTGTCATTCAACGTGAGTAGAAACTCCATCTTAGTAATGTCATTCTTTTCTTTACTCATTTTTTTGTTTTTTTTAATTAGTTTTTCTAAATCTTCTTTTTTCTTTTCTTGTAAGTTTCATAAAAGGTGTCAAGAAATACACCCATGCGTTGTCTGTTTTAGGTAAGTACTTAAAAATTCCATCTTCCATCATCATTCTCATAAGATTTTGATATCCCAGACCTTCCTGGTCA